GCTTCCTCGCCCCGCCAGGAGAATGCAACTACTGCGACCGCCAGCGCGAGGCTACGCGCTTGCGCGTACAGTTACACCGGGACAAAGCCCGCAAAGCCAAGGAGCCAAAGACATGACCGACCTCACCGAAGTGCTGGCGCGAGCGATACGCTTGACCTTCCTCAACCGCGATAAATTCGGCTGCTACGAGGATTCAGAGATCGCCGACGCTACTGCTGTCATCATCGCCGCGCTCAACGCCGACGGCTACCAGATCGTACCGAAGGAGCCAGACGATTCAATGACACTAGCAGCGCAGAGAGCCTATGACGCCAGCAAATATCCGGGCCACTTTGCCGCGGAAATGCGCAAGCTCCTGCGCGCCGCAATAGCCGCAGCCCCCAAACCCTAGCTCGCCAGCCATGCCGTGCCCGCCGACCCCGCCTCGACGGTGCGGACGCGCGACGTTTCCTTGGCCTTAGCAATCACGGTCTTGTGCCCCATCGCTAGCGTTTGAAAGGCATCAGCCCCGTTGCTCGACCAGTCGTGGTACGGCGTATCGGAGAAGACCTTGCGCTTGTCGTCCCAATGAAAATGGTAATTGCGCAGCGCTGACAGCCCGCGCTCGGTCTTCTTCGAATCGAACCAACACCGAGCCAGAAACGACCGAGCCGCGTTGATGCTATCCGTCTTGACACCAACCCGCGGCACGACGCTGAACTTGAACCCGAGCCTCTCCGCTACTTCCATGGCCGACTTGCCATTGGCGGCAAAGCTGTGCGCCTCTATATCGTGCGGGCCGTTGTGCGGGCCCCAGATGTACGGCATGGCCTGTAGGTGCTTGACGTAGTACTCAATCCCTACCCCGACCCCGCTGTGCTCGTAATAATCTATGACGTGCACTTCACGGCCGACGTCCTGGGTAAACCAGATCGCCGTAGGATCACCCGTCCCGATGTCCCACCAGGTCGACACAGGGAAATCAGGCTGCCACGGCACGCCGCAGATCCGCCCCTCCCGCTCGGCCTGCTCCATCTGCCGGCCGAACACGGAACCCTGCTGCACGCCCTCGAACGAGCAATAATACTCCTGCTGTATCATATCCTCGTCCATGCCTTCGCGACGCTCGGCATCGACGAGGTGTTCGCTCTTGGTGTCCGCGGCAGTCAGGCGCTCGACGTACCATGACGTATCACCCTCGCGCACGAGCCGCTTGGCAAGCTCATAGAGCGCAAAGCCATGATTTTTGCCACGAGGGGTGTAGTCGAAAATCGCCCACCCCCCATTTTCCCGAAGGATCGGGCGGATGTAGTCCCAAGCGCGGGGATCTTGCAGGCTGTACTCGGCGAACACGCAGCCGATCGGATTAGTCGACATGATCGAGTCGAAATTATCCGTGCCAACAAGCTGGAAAATGCTCCCGCTTATCAGCTCAAGCTTCAATTCCGTCTCGTTGCGGCGCTTAACATACTCAGCCGGAAAGTGCGCAAGGAACGGGAAACCATCGCGGTCGCGACCATCCCAAACCGCGCGCTTCGCCTGCGTGAACGTCGGGAAAAAGTAGAAGTAGCTCCCTACCCGCTCGGCCGTTTTCTTGGCCATGTAGTTGATGAAAGTCTTTTCCTTGCCGGCACGGCGATGCCACACCGCGACCGCGCGGGTAGCGCCGCCGTCCAAAGCACGAAGAACCGGCAGCTGGTACGGCCTCGGCGTGAAGTTATGGGGCAGCTTGATCGTGGGCATAATTCACCGACTGCACGATCAGCGGCCCGCCGCCCGCGCCGGTGATTTCGGTGGGAATGAGCCGCGCCGCGAGCTTGTAGAATTCGGTGGGGTTGGCCTCCGCCCACGCCTGAAGATGATGCGGCTTCTTCTTGTCCTTTTGTAACGCGACAAAAGCCTGCTCGAAGGCAGCACGGATCGAGGCAGCCTTGTTCAGCGTGCCCTTCTTCCTGCCACCACGACGCTCCCCACGAGCCGAGCCGCGCATCGCTATCTTTTGCTACTTCAGATACCCTGGCGGGGCGCGGCTGAGCTCGTGCGGACTGACCGGGGCCGAAGTGTCGAGCTTGACCTTGCTCGGCGTCGGACGACTGCCGCTTCCAACGGCCGTGCCCTGCTTCATGCTCGAGCCTGATTCGTGCTTGATGGTGGGGGACTTGGACAGCATTGCGTGTCTCCGGAGTCAGAAAAGCCCGCGCACGGGATTGTGGCGGGCGGAAATCGATACGTTAGGCGTGCATAGTAGTTACGTGGCCACACCAGGTCAAGGGCCGTGTGTTAGGCTACTTCGGGCTCGTAAAATCTGAACTACAGTAGCACATGATTAGCATCTGGCACGCAGCACGATTCTGGTTTCCAATCATTGTGTCGGTACTTGCCGCCGGCTTCAGCGGCGCTCAGTGGTATGAAACCCGCGAAATGAAGCTAATGCTGCTAACTCCATCATTAGGGTTCTTCATTCAGACCGATGACACAGAACCTATCGTCGGTATTCAAGTTTACAACAGCGGCCCAGGTCCAACTATCATCAAGGAAGTCACATACTATGTGGATCTCAAATCTGTGCGGGACAGCGAAGAAGCGATCGACTACGGACGACTCGATCAAAATCTAATACAGACTCAGGACTTCGTTCCGGATGACACTATGGCCGTAAATAGCAATATCTGGCTATTTTCACGGCGAACCAAAAACCACAAACAACTTAACCAGTTCATTGATTTCATTGATGAACATCTTGCGGTTAAGATAAGATATTGCTCGATCGACGGCCGTTGCCAGGAGAGATGCTCAATCAAGGGTCGCTGTTCAGTTCAATACCCGTAATGAGCTTGCAACACGCCCAGTCCCGAAAGGAGAATGCCCTTTGCCGTATGCGGGCGAATCGGATGGCCTCCCCATCCCTCCCGGATACACCATTCACGAATGCTGTATTGCAGGCCGATTACATACCAGATACAACACCCTGCTGGCGAATTTGAGCCGCCAAGGGCGACAACCGCCTCATGTACACGATCCCGCGCAGCGCCGAGCTTGAATGGCACCTTGTCGCGCCAAACCCCGCCTGACATGCGGCCCATATCAGCAGCACGCATTGGCTCGAAACCGGCCATCACGAAATCATCGTGGAATTCTGTCCCGGCCGCGTACATCTCGGCAGTAATCGTCTTATTGCGGAACATCGCCATAAGCGTATCAATGGCCCGGAAAGGCGATCCAGGTCGCCCATCCGAATCTGCTATCGCATGCTCGGCTGGACGTTCAACCTCGCCCCTCTTCCACCGCTCAAGCGGCGGGACGATGACGCGCTCGCCGAGGTCAGTGCTGCGTCTTGCCATGTTTTGTCCGTACATCCTCGTGCGGTGTTCTCGGTGAAGGGGCTGGTTACTCAATTTTGTTCGCTATTCTCTTTTCGCGGTTCAACCGCCAGTCCCGCTCGCCTCAATCCAATCGCCATGGCATGAGCGAAGCTGTCGAAGCCTTTCTCCTGTGCGTCACGTTCGCGCGATTCCGCCGCTTCGCGGTAGCGGCGCTCGTGAAATCCTGGATCGATGCGACTGGCTGGCGCCGGCAATGCGGGCTGGCGCAATTCCTCACGGCGCTGGCGTATCTCGACGCAGATAGTTCGGATATCGCCAGGCGTCGGGCGTCGCCCTCCTGGTTGGTGGCGCCATTCGGTACAGGCATCGGCTACGATCAATGCTGGAAACTCAGCCAAGTCGCCCAGCCAATCCGCGCTTTGGAGCTGGCGTAACTTCGGATCCGTATCCGCGGTCCAGTAGTGGCTCAGCAGCGTCGCTACCCGCTCCGCGATCATCCGCCTGTTCATGCTCGCCAAGGGCAAGCGCGAAACCGGCATAGAGTCCTTCCGTGGGGCTGAGTCGTCCTGGTTTCCGTCCATTGGCCTTTCCTTCAGGCATCGGTTGTTTCGCGGTCTCAAGCGCATCGCTCACGGCTTGATCAAAGTATTTCAGGCTCTTGGGCGGCCCCTGCCCCTTCGCCTTCATGCGCCCCATCAACGCCGTGAACACCGCATTGCAAAGCGCCATGTCAGCACCGGCCGCCAGCCATCTGTCGGGGATTACGAGATCGGTGCTATCGGGAAAGGCGCGTCGAAGAGGCTCACCAAAGGTCGCAGCGGCGAGGTCGTCGAATCTTCGGATGATTCCGAGTCCCTCGCGCGCGCCAAGAGCAGCATCTTCTTTCTTCTGTGAAGGTGGCTGTGAAGGTCCATCGGTTTGTTTTGCGTTTGCCAATGGCTCTGCTATGGTTTTGCCATGCGGTTTGTCATCGGTTTGTAATCTGTTCCATCGTGCCTTTGCTCCTCTTTTGCCAGCCTCTGACCGCTCATTTGTGATGGTGACAGAATTGGCAAGTTCTTCCGTCACTCGTTTGTTTTGCCACCCGTCATCGGTGATCGAAAAGAACGGTGCAATAACGGCCTTCATCGCCCGCCATTTCGCTACCGGCAACCTAACGATCGCGCTCAATTGCAGGTCGTCGCTTGGAAGTAGACCGCTGTTGCACCAACACGCCATGATGAGCAGTAGATAAATGCCATGCTGCTCCGTCGTCAGATGCATCGTGCGCTTGAGGTAATCGCCGATATAGAACGGCATCCATGTGTCAGGACGGGCACCGCTCACCGCACTTTCCCATCATGTCGGTTGCCGAAAACAACGCAATAAGATTGCGCAGATATGGGCTTGTGCCATAGGGCCAATGGCCCTATATTCTGGACATGACCGAAAGAACCGAAGCTTATGAGATGGCGGCAAGGATGGCGGCGAAGGCTGCCTCTCTCCTGGAAATCGCTGGTTTTCGCGCCGATCAGAGCAACCTGGGCGATGCCAAATACTTCACGAAGCCAGGCACGGCCGCGAAGATCAGGATTGCGACCTACCACCATGCTCACGCCGATCAGATAACATTGACGTTCGACCGCGAGCGCTGCCTTCAGGGCTGGTATCTGACTAACGCCGAGATCGCGGCCGAAGTTGCCGGCGCTATCGCCAAGTATGAGGTGTTGGTAGCCGATCTGGCGGAAGAGGAAGAGGCGGCTGATGACCCCCGCTGACCTCAAGGCAGCGCGCGAGGCCCTCGGGCTGACGCAGGAGGAATTCGGTCGGCGTCTCGGCTTCAGAGGCCAGCCGCTCAACATCGCCAAATCCATCCGCCGCTTGGAGGCGGGGGCGAGCGCGATCGACGGCACAGTGGAGCGCTTGGTCAGGGTGCTCATCGCTCTCGCGTGAGTCGGTTGCCGGTTCTTCTCAGGCGCGCTTCTTCGGGCAGTCGCCATACATATGCGCTTTCAGTTGGGGGTGGGTGAGGAAGG